CGACCCGGACCCTCGCATCGACCGCGCGGTGGCCGCGACGAACGCGTGGGCGACCAAGCTGCCGCACGCGCCGGCCGCCGCGACGGATCCCGAGTTCGTCCTCGGATGCACGATCCTGGCCGCGCGATGGTACAAGCGCAACGCCACCCCGGAGGGTGTCGGCACGTTCGGCGCGGACGTCGCCGTGTACGTGCCGCGCCGTGACGGCGACGTGGACGCTCTGCTCGGGCTCGGCACGTACGCTCCTCCGCGTGTCGGGTGATCGGCCGTGACGACGCTAGGGGCGGCCGCAACCGAGATCCGCGACGAGCTCGCCGCGGCCGGCCTACGCGTCACCCTCGAGCCGGACGAGATCAATCCGCCGTGTGTGTGGATCCAGCTAAAACACCTCGAGGATCGCCACCTCGCGGCCGGCGTCGTGACCGCGGAATGGTACGTGTACCTCGTCGCCCCGAAAGCCGGCTCCGAGAACGCTTACAACGCGTTGCACGTGATGCGTAACGCGGTCCTCGGGCTCGGGTGGAGTTTCGTTGGGATCTCCGAGGGTGTCGAGCTCACGATCCCCGGAGGCGGCAACCCGCTGCCGGCTCTCAGAATGACCCTACGGACACAGATCACGTGAGGAGCTCCCCGCAATGACCGTGCAAAAGGACAAGACCGGCCCCGGCACTCTGACAATCGGTGACGTCGGGTCGGAGGTGGATTTCTCCGCTCAGGTGCTCTCGGCCGTCGTCGAGTGGGACAAGGACAAGGAAGATGATCGGAAGGTGCTCTCGGGTGAGACGGTCGCCGGCTCCACGAAGCGATCCGCAACCGTGACCGTGAGCATCCTCAACGACGTTGCGCTCCTGACCGGTATCGTCCAGTTCTCGTGGGCGAACAAGGGCGAGGAGCACGATTTTACGTTCATACCGAACACGGCCGCCGATCAGCAGATCACGGGCACGGTGACGGTGGAGCCGATTTCGATCGGCGGCGACGTCGATTCCGATATGGAGTCCGAGTTCGAGTGGGACTTCGTGGGTGAGCCCGTCCTCGCCCCGGTCGTATGAGTGAGATTGTCGAGACGGTCACGCGCCGGCTCGACGACAAGGGGAACGTGACGTCCGAGACACGGACGACGACCGAGTACCTCGACCCTCCCGACAATCCCAGCGATCCGCCAGTCGGGTTGTACCTGTGATGCTCGAGGTTCGGGGAGCTCGTAACCTCCGGCGGACTCTCAAGCGTGCCGGCCAGGAGCTCACCGAGCTTAAGGGAGTCCACGGCCGGGTCGCCGGCATCGTGACCGGTGTCACCCGGCCGCCCCGTCGCACGGGCCGGCTGGCCGGCACGGTACGCGGTGCCGGCACGGCGGCGGCCGCGATTGTCCGGGCCGGATTCGCGGCCGTCGCCTACGCCGGCCCGATTCATTGGGGTTGGCCGGCCCGCCGGATCCGAGCTCAGACGTTCCTATCCGACGCGGCCACGAGCTCCGAGCCGGTGTGGATCGGCGTCTATACGTCCGCAATGGAGCGCATCATCAGCAAAGTGGAGGGAATCTAAAGTGGCGGTCACGAAGCGGCACAAGGAACGGCCCACTATCCGCTATTCGATCCTTCGGGTGGTCATTCCCGATGGTGCCGAGTTCCTCGAGCACGAGGTGCAGACCATCACGGCCGACCAAACCGGATTCGAGCGGACCGCATACAAGCACGGTTGGCCGGATCCCGGCGCAGACAAGGGCCGCGGGGCGAATGTATGGCTGGCGTTCATCGGGTGGCGTGCCTGCAAACGTGAGGGGCTCATTGGTGAGAAGGTCACGTTTGAGGAGTTCGAGGGGCTCGTCCTCGAGTGCCTCCCGGTCGGCTCCGGCGAGGAGGATGACGAGCGGTCCGGCGGCGTGGTCCCTCCTACCCTCCCGGCACCCGACATTGGCTCCTGATCGCGTTAGCGGTCGCCACACACACTGACCCGGAGGTTTGGCTCTCACAAACGGATGACCGGATAATCGCAACCGCGATCGAGCTCGTGTTCGGGAATGGAGGATCCGATGGGTAAGACGGCGATTCTCGCCGTTCGGATCGTCTCCGACGCGGTGAATGGGAACAAGGGATTTCAGGAGTCCGAAAAGGCGGCCGGCAAGTGGGAGCGTGGGCTCGGTAAGGCGAACAAGGTTGCGCTCGGAATGTTGGCCGGCGTCACCGCTCTCGGGCTGGCCACGAAAGAATCGGCGTCTCGAGCGGAGCAGGCGGCCGGCGCGGTGGAGGCGGCGTTCGGCCGGCAAGCCGGCGCCGTAAAGGATCTCGCCCGCAACGCAGCCGGCTCGGTCGGTTTGGCGACGTCGGAGTATTCCGAGCTCGCGTCTGTGCTCGGGTCTCAACTCCGAAACCTCGGCGTCTCCGAGGATCAGCTTGTCGGCACAACCGACGATCTCATTACCCGCGGCGCAGACTTGGCGGCCACGTTCGGCGGCACAACCGCGGACGCCGTGGGTGCTCTGTCTGCTCTCATGCGCGGTGAGCGGGATCCAATCGAGCAATACGGCGTGAGCATCAAGGACGCCGACATAAAGGCGAAACTCGCCGCGGACGGGTTGTCCGGGCTCACCGGGGCGGCCCGCAAGCAAGCGGAAACACAGGCGACACTCGCAATCCTCACCGAGCAAACCGCGAACGCTCAAGGGCAATTCGCCCGCGAAACCGGATCCGCGGCCGGCGCGTCACAGATCGCCGGTGCCGAGTTCGAGAACATGAAAGCGGCTCTCGGCACGGCGCTCCTCCCGATCGTCGTCCTCGTCGGTGGGGCGCTCGCGAAAATGGCCGGATTCATCGGCGGGAATACCAGGCTGGTGACGATCCTCATAACCGCCGTGGCCGGCCTGGCCGCGATCATCGTTACCGCAAACGCCGGCATCAAAGCATATGCGGCAACCCACAAGGTGCTTTCCACGGTGCTACGCGTCGGCACCGGGGACACGATCCGGCACCGGGTGGCGACTCTGGCATCCGCGGCCGCGCAGAAGGTCGTGAAGGGTGCGACTCTCGGGTGGGCGGCCGCACAGAAGATCCTCAACCTGGCGATGCGCGCTAACCCGATCGGGATCGTCATCACCGTCATTGCCGCTCTCGTCGCCATCGTCATTACCGCGTACAAGAAATCGGAGACGTTTCGTAATATTGTGCAGTCGGCCGGCCGGGTGGCCGTCTCCGTGTGGAAAGCGATAAAGAAAGCGGCCGAGCCGATCGTCCGTATTGTGCAGAAAATCGTCGGTTGGGTTCAGAGTCTCATCGGCGCGATCCGTGGCATAAGGTGGCCGGAGCCACCCGGTTGGGTTAAGAGCATCGGATCCGCGATCGGTGGATTGTTCGGCGCGTCGGACTATCCCGGCCCGCATGAGCCCGGTTTCTCTCACACGTGGTCCCCGGTCGCACCCGGTCGGGTGTCGTTCATGCCGCACGCCGGAGGCGGGAGCTCGGGTGACGTCATGGGCGCTCTGGCCGCTCTCGGAGCCGGCGGCGGATTGACGATCATCAACGTGTCCGGGGCGCTCGACCCTGACGCGGTGGCACGGCAGATCGAGCAACTCCTCTCGAGGCGGGGATCTCGTGTCGGCCGTGGCCTGGTGACGACATGACGACCGCCCGTGACGTCGGCGTTTTCCTCCGGTTCGGTGGCATTCTCGGATCGACGGCGATCGCCGGCACAACCGCAATCGACGATTACGCGATCGAACGGGTGCGGATCGTGTGGGGTCGGCGTGACGTTCACTCCCAGCCCGACGTCTCGACCGCAAAGCTCGTATTCGACATTGACCGGGCCGGCTACTCCGTGGACGCTCTGCCGTTCGATATTGGCACGGTCGTAATGGTGGGCGCATTCTCGACGGCGGCAAGCAATTTCCCCGTATTCTCCGGCCGCATAGCGGAAATGAGCTTATATTGGGATGACCGGACCGGGCACACATTCTGCGACATTGTGGCCGACGATCCGCTCGCACAATTGGCTCACGTGTTCATCGGGGACGAGCCGTGGAATGCGGAATCGGCACGCGACCGCGCCGAAAGGGTGCGGGCTCTGCTGCCTCCGACGCTCAACTTTGAGACGGAGTGGGGATCGACGCCCGAGCAGATATGGGTACTCAAGAGTCGCGACGTCGACCGGCAGCCGGCTCTGACACTGTTGCAGGACGTGGCACGTTCCACCGACGCGGCGCTCTACATGGCGCACGGCACAACCGCGTTGGGTGACACGACGCCGATGAAATACCTATTTCACTCCGCTCGGGTGCAGCATCCCGGCCGCGTATTGGATGACCCGAACACGGATGGTACTTATACGATCGAGCTCGACCCGGCCGAGGTGGACGTCACACTAAACGCGGGGATGCTTTCCCGTGCCGTCGAGTTCGTGCGGAGTCTGGCGCAACTCACGACCCGTGCGATCGTCGGATGGTGGGATGCCGGCGTTGAGGCGAACGTCGATGTGCGAGACGCGGCCGCGGAGCAGGCTCACGGGTCGTTCGACCGTAAGGTGGCGACCGAGCTCGTCACCGAGGTCGATGCTCAGGACGTGGCCGCGCGTGTCCTCGTACGCGGCACCATCAATTGGCAAACCGACACTCTGGCGTGGGATGCGAACGACGGCCGGCTCGTCGACCCCGACGCCGATGACGTCATGTGTGCTCTGCTCGCCGGCCGCTCCCGGTATGGCATGTCGATTGCGATCGAGGGTGCGGCCGCGTGGGTGCCGGAGGCGGCCACCGTCGTTTTCCTCGAGGGCGGCGTGTACGAGTATCTGACCGACCCTCCCGGCGTCCTCGAGGAGGATGAGATGCCGGGCCGGTGGATCGTCGAGCTTCACGTCGTGCCGGCCGGCGCGACCGGTGCCGGCATCACGTGGTCCGAGCTCGAGACGACCCTGCCGGGGATCTTGTGGGTGGGTGCCGTCGACCTAGATCCGTCGATCCGGTGGGTCGATCTCGCAACCGTGGGAGTGTGAAGCAATGGGCGCAACCGACTTGTTCGCCTGGCCGACGCCGGACCCTTCGGATCCCGTGTTCGAGGGTGCCGCCGCGATCCACAACCTCGGCCAGGCCGTCGAGGACGAGCTCCTCAAGTGGTGGGTGCGGAAGCCGGCCGACGAGTCGGTGGTCAGCAGCACCCTATTCCAGCAGGACGACCATTTTGCTTTCGCGGTGGACGCCGGTGCCGTGTATTACGTCGAGGCAATGATCTTTTACGACGGGCACATATCCGGTGACTTTAAGTGTGAGTTCGCTGTGCCGGGTGGCGGCGCATCATTCCGTGCAGCTTGCACGTATGAGATAACCACCGTCGACACGACCGTGGGCGGTGCCGCGACCCTGGTCGCGGTGCTCAAGGATGGGTCAACGAACACGATCGTGCAAATGGGTACGCTCGGCGTGAACGTCCGAACCGCATTCACCCTCCTCGGCAACCTGCAAACGCTCACGAGCTCCGGCACGTTCGCGTTGAGGTGGGCGCAGAACACGAGCAATGCGACCGCAACACGGATCCTCGCCGGCTCACAGATGAGACTTAGGAGAATGTCGTGACAACAGTATTTCTGCCGCGGTCGGCGTGGACGACTGCCGCTCGAGGTGGGGTCGCTCTCGGTGGCTCCAAGTTGCTGGGCACGTCGGTTCACTATCCCGGCGACGGCAACCTCATTTATCGCACTCTGACGCGTGAGCAGGTGGCGACCAAGCTCCGTGCGTATCGCAACTATCACTTGTCGCGCGGGTGGTCCGACATCGGCTATCAGGTGGCCGGCGATCAGTCGGGTCGGGTGTGGGATCTCCGCGGCATCGACCGGGTGCCGGCCGCGTCCGCATCGGAGGGGAATCCGGACGCAAACCTCGAGTGGGGCGCGTTCCTATTCGTCATAGGCAACTCAGAAACGCCGACGCCGGCTCTCATTCGCGCGTTTCAGGATTGGCGGGCGACACGGTGGCTCAAGCGGTGGCCGGGTAAGACTCAGATCCGCGGCCACCGGCAGGTGCCCGGTGCTTCAACCTCGTGCCCCGGCTCGAGGACGGTAACACTCATCGATAACGGGACCCTTGCACGGATCCCGTCCGACTCAGGAGGAGACGACGACATGACCCCAGCGGAAGCACGGAAGGTGCTCGAGGAGTTTTGGGATGCCACCGACTCCTACGGTGGCGAAAAGCCGAGCACGGTTCGGCGGAAGTGGATCGGCCGCTATTCGTTCTTTGCTCTGCGGCACGCCACCTACGCCGAGACCGTCGCCCGGCGCGCCGAGGTAAAGATCGACGCGTTGACCGCGGCCGTCTCTGCGCTGCCGGAGGTCAACTCGGAGAAGCTCGCGGCCGACATCGCCGCGAAGCTGGCGAAGATCGACGTCGATCTCAAGGTCACCGTTCGTGACGAGACCGCGGAGCCGGCCGACACGTGAGCGATGCGGCCCGAGATTTCGTGCCGTTCCGTGAGCATTTCGACCGCGTAATCGCGGATCTCGAAAAGCACCTCGTCGACCGGTTCGCACAGTTGGATCGCCGGTATGAGCAACGGTTCAAGGCTCAGGAGGAGGCGGCCCGGATCCTCGAGGACAACGCGCAACATTGGCGCAACCAAGCGAACGAGTGGCGCGGTGCTTTGGCGGATCGTGAACGGGACTATCTGTCGAGGCGGGAAGCGTACATCATGGTGTTTGCGCTGGTCGCCGTGTTCGGTTTGTTGCTCAAGTTCACAACGTGAGGGAGTCTGTGATGAATGCTCCACCTCGACCTGTACTGATCGCATTGTCGATTGCGGTCGCAATTAAGGCGCTCCTGGCGTCGGCCGCGATCGTGGATCTTATCGGCGTGCAGGTGGCCGGCATGATCCTGGCCGTGCTCCTGGCGTTCGACGTCGGCGTGGCGTTCTACCTGCAAGGGCGGACCGTGCCCCTCGAGGACACCGTCGTGTACGAGCGTGCCGGCAAGCTCCGAGCCGGAGGTGCCTCCCGGCTCACAACCGGCAACCTCGTCCCGTTGCCGGCCGAGGTGGGCGACGTCGCCGGCATCTACCAACGGCCACGCGGCCCGATCAGGTCGCCGGAGCGGCCGCCATTCCACAACACGTGACCACTTGACTACCGCGCGATCGCGCGCATACCGTAGGGGCTGCCCGGTCACCGTGGCCGGGCAGAAGGGAACATCATGACAAACGAACCAACCCGCTACGGTCCCGGCATCGTCGACCCCGTAACCGGGCTCACAATCCAGGATCCGGCTCTCGTGTACCGGCCGGCTCGAGCTACCTCCGGGCTCGCGGTCGCCGCGTTCGTCCTCGGCGTCTGTGGCTTCGGCATCGTCGCCGTGATCTTCGGGCACGTGGCGCTGGCCGACATTCGCAAGACCGACAAAGACGGCCGCGGGCTCGCGCTCGCCGGTTTGTGGCTCGGGTACATCGTGGCCGCATTCTGGACGCTCGCCATTCTCGCGATCGTCATCCTGTAGCGGAAACGGAGGTCTTGTCATGGCTCGACCCGATCGGACGCACCATCAGATCGCCACCCGGCTATCACACGCCGAGCTCGACCAACTCGACGAGCTCGCCGCGCGGCTCGCCTCCGGCACCGGCCGCAAAGCGGACCGTGCCTCCACCGTGCGAGCGGCGATCGCCACCCTCGCCGTGTTGCGGGAACCGCTCGACGACTCCGACGTCGCCAACGCGGAGACGTTGGCCGGCCGGTTCGGCGTCACACCGGCCACCGTCGTCTCAGTGCTGCTCGACGACACGAACGCGCAGGCGATCGTGTCGCGCAACCTCCGGCACCGGGCGCTCACGTCATGACCGGCCGGCACAAGGGCAACGGCGACGAGGACGAGCGGCGGATCGCCGAGCTCCGTGCCGCGGAGCAGGCGGCCCAGGACGCCGAGAAGATCGCAAACGCCGAGCGGATGACCCGTGAGGCGATGCGTATCCAACGCCAGGCACGAGAGCGGGGCGAGTGATGGTGGCGCTGGAGGATGGGCTGCGCTGCCCGGTCGCCGGCTGTACCCGGCACCGGCGCGGCGTTGACGAGTTGATGTGCCCGACGCACTGGTACATGGTTCCCCGGCCGCTGCGGTCGCGGGTGTGGCTGGCGTGGCGCCGTTACCAGCATGGGCCGGGCACCATCGAGCAATTGCGCGCCGCTCAGGGTGCGGCCGTCGAGGCCGTCGAGAGAGCGGAGGGCGAGTGATGCCGAGATTCAAGGCGGATGCGCGCCGGCTGGCGGTTGTTCACCGGCTCGAGCGTGAGGCGGTGGAGGAGGCTCGGATCGTGCTCGACGAGCACTCCCCGCGGCTCATGCCGGCGCTGGCGGCGCTCGAGCGGCAAAGGGCCGGCGGGTGGATCCCCGACCGGCCCGGCGTCCTCGACGCGTACATGGTCGCCGGCCAGGCCGCGGAGCGGGTGCTCGACGTCTACGTGACCCGGATCCTTCACGTCGAGAACGGAGTGACCCGGTGATCGGTGGGCGCATCATCGCGTGGGCCGCTCGTGACGCATATCGGCGCGGCGAGGAGGCGGCCGAGAGTCGGCATCGGGCCGTGCTCGTCGGGATCGCCAACCTTCACGTTCCGCTGCCGGGTGAGGATCAATGCCGGACGTGTTGGCCGCGGAAGCATCCTTGTGCAACTCATCAATTGGCAACCGCGCGGAGCGACCGGTGAGCGGCCGCGCGTGGGCAAGTGCGGCCGCACTTGTCGCGGTGATGATCGGGCTCGTGCTCGGCGTCGTCGCGTCGCTCAACGCGGCCGGCCCACCCGACCGGCTGCCGAGCCCGTCACCCGGCCCGGCGATCGTGACTCCGGCACCGGACATGTGATGACCGAGGGGCTCGACCAGGAGCCGGCTCTGTGGCCCGAGGAGGCACCGGAGCCGGCTCCTCCCGTACATGCCGGCATGCCCGTGCCTCCGGCCGCGGCCGAGTCCGCTGCGGGGCGCACAGAGCCGCGGGAGCATTGGCCGCCGCTCGACTGGCAACGCCGGCACTGTGGCAGTCACTGGTGCCGGTGCTCGCACGATTCAGGGTGTGAGTTCGGGTGGATCGACACCGGCCATGATCGGGTCGTGCCGTGTCCGCAATGCCAACCCGACAAGATCCAACGTCACGACGAAACGCGGCCGATGTGGCTCGCGCGACTCAGGAGGGCACGCCGATGAGCCGGCCGTCTCGCGGAGCTCGACTCTGCGCTCATGTGATCCGACAGTCGCGGCCGCGTAAGGGAGGGCTCCGACGTTGCGGCCGTTCGCTCCTGGCGAACCGGCTCGGATGCTCGGTCCGAACCGTCTCGAGGTACCTCGTCGAGCTCCGTGAGGCCGGTGAGCTCGAGGTGATCCCTCCTCGACGCGTGTGGACGCCGACCGGGTGGCGCACCGTCGAGTGCAACGGCTACCGGCTGCCACCCTCGAGGCGACGTTTGCCCAGGTCGCGCCGAGGTGACACGGCTGTCACCCCACCCCCTAGCGGGGCTCGGGCGACGTGCTCCGCGGCGACGTCGCCGGCACCTCCACACGTGCAATCGGACGGCGCTGCCGCGCCGACCGCTAACTATCCGGCCCGGCTCGCCGAAGTGCGGGCTCTCATGGCCGCGCATCGCCATAAGCGGCCCCGGTGAACCGCACTCAGTACCTCGTCGAGTCGCACCGGCAAGCTCTCGAGCTCATCTACGCGGCCCGGCGGGCAATGCGAGACGAGCTCGACCCCGGTGAGCTCGTCCGCATGAACGCGGCCGATTACCTCCTCGGTCGTGCGATCGACACTCTCGGTGCCGGGTGGGAGCTCTACGAACGCGGCAGGAGGTCCGGTGGGTAGCGCGCTCCGCAAGAGGGGCTCGACGACCCGGTGGCGTCGGATCCGACGTCGGATCCTCGAGCGTGACCGGCACCTCTGTCAGTGGCCCGTGGACGGCGGTATCTGTGGAGCTCGAGCAATCGACTGCGGGCACATCGTGTCCCGTCACCTCTGGCCGGCCGGCGTGCCAGGCGTGGACGACGACGGCAACCTCCGAGCGGAGTGCATCCGGCACAACCGCCGTGCCGGCGCACTAATCCGCAACGGCAAAGATCCGGCCACGCCACCATTCCCGCACTACCGCAGAACGGAGTGAACCGTGACAGAGCACGGCATACCAACCCGAAAGGTGCCGATTGCCTTACCTCGGACCCTCGAGCATCGGGACGACTGCCCCGAGCCGGCCGTCCTCACGACCAACATCCGGCATTGGAAGCGGTACGCGATCGGCCGGTGCATCAACTGTGAACGCGTCGGGCTCGTCGTCCTCGAGGCCGATCCCGGCCCGACCGTGTACGAGCTCGAGGAGCCGACACGACTTCCTATATCGGACACGGAGCGTGAGTCGTGACCGTGCCTCCGGCCGGTGTGCCTGCCGTGCTGCCGGTGTGGGGCGGGCAGCAGGCACAGTGGTGGTCACTTGCGCCGCGGCCACCGATCGCCACTCGCGGCGTGTTCCATTGGTACGCCAGCGAGGATGCCGCGTGGCTGGTCCGCATCTACCAAGGCAGGCCGGCCGTGTACGCCAGGCGGCCGCGAGCCGACCTACCGATGCCGGATGTTTCACGTGAAACATCGACGACCAACCGACCCGACGACGCGACGAGAGCAACAGTTCTTTGAGTCACGATCGGGTGCCGGACAG